CAAATAAAGTTAATAAAACAGAAGGTAACTGGTAATCCTACATCTTCTGGATTAGGTTTAGATTCTTTTAGAAAAAGATATGAAGATCTTCAAAATCTAATAGTGGATTATGAAAAAGGATCTTTAGATCTTGAAAAAGGAGATTTAAATTTAAATGAGTGGTTTGCTGATATTTTGAAACTAAATCCTGAATATTTATTTTATGTAGATTGCTACATATTAGCAGATAAAGGAAAGTGTAAAAATAGAAGGATAAAAATAAATAATGATTTATCTAGACATGGTGATATTCAACTTTTGCTAGAGAATACTCATTATAAACCTTCATTTGAGTATCAAGAAACGTTCAATACAATTGCTTCAGATAAAATATCCATTTATACAGATGGTACTTTTATACCAACCAAAATAAATATATCATATATAAGATATCCTAAAAAGATAAATAAAGAAGGATATATAGATTTAGAAGGAAATTCATCAATAACTCAAAACTGTGAATTAGAGGCTTATTTGGAGGATGAATTAGTTGATTTAACAGTTCAAGATTTGGCACAATACACAGAAAATATTACAGCAGCACAAGCTGCTCAATTTAGAATACAAACAAACGAATAACTTTTATTACTTTTAAATAAACAAAAATGGCTGATTTTTCACTCACAACCCTTTTCGTAGTACCAGTAGGAAATACATTACCTAGCTCTGGATCTACACAAAATTTGACTGCTGGTCAATTTGGGATCTTTCGTAATGATTATACAGTAGCTAATGCTGGTAATATTGCGGCTGCTCCTTATTTCTATCTTGCTCAAGGTAGAGCAAATACTTACCTTCAAGGAAGTAAGCGTTCTGATAAGATTAAGGGCTGTGCTACAGCCAATTGTACATCTAATGTAACAGAATGGTATAAAGTAGCAGGATGTCCTACACCAGTGAACCAAATTACTGATGTTAATGGTTTTGTAGCAAAATGTGGAGATGTTCTTACAGTTACTGTACGTCTGTTCTCATCTTATATTGAAACTCTTTATTTTAATGGTCTTACTCGTTCAGTAACTGTACAAGCTCCTTGTTGCGATTGTGGTGCTGATCCTTGTGATACGGTTGATGTTCCTGCTTTGATTGATCAAATTATTGAAGCATTTACAACTACTGCTCCTGGTATCAATGCTGATAACTTGATACTTACTGATTTCCTTGAATTTGAACGAATTGGTTCAGGATCTGATGCTAGTCTTCGTATTACTGGCAAAGCACTTACTCGTTATGGTCAACCTTGTGATGTTGCAGCTTTTCCTTTTGAATATGACAGATTGAGATTTAATACTTTTGTATATTCAGGTCCTGCTACTACAGCAGATTTTATTGTAGCTGATGCATGTAATGTAGTAGCTACAGCTACTGTAATTCAGAATTCTAACTATGCAACAGGTACTTCTTATGAAATCGCCCAATTAGAGAAAAATTTCTATAGTTATCAAGCTGGATATTTAAAATCTCTATATAGAATGGGTGGATACAATGAAAACTTTGAAAGTTATGTGTCTGAAGGTACAACTTACGATACCTTCTATATTAAATTTAATGAAATTGATAAATCTGCATATCAATGGGGAGATTATGTACAACAAGATAGCACAGTAATTATTGCTGTTCCTACTGCTCTTACTGCTGGCATTGAAACAGTGTTGGAAGCTGCCCTTGGTGCAGTAACTGCTGATAATGAATGTATTACAACCACAACTACTACTTCTACGCCTTAATCTTCTTAGTATTGTAGAATAAATCCAAGGGATGGGAAATAGAATCCTATCCCTTTATTTTTTAAATAAAATCAATAATGGCAGATTTAAACCTAGATATATTAGTAATACCCACGTATAGTACTAAAACTATGGGTATAGCTGATATTTCAACATATCCAGACAGTCCTCCAGTTCAAGCACCCACATTAGAAGTGACTATACCAGGATTTGGTTTAGTTAGCATACCTTTTACACCTAATGATTTTAATGTACTCAATTCAGGTATATTAGAACTTACATCTCCTGGTGATACATTATCTCCTATACCTGATGGTATATATACTTTAAGATATTCAGTAACTCCATCTTATCTTAATTATGTTACTAAAAGTATAATGAGAGTTGAACAACTTCAGGAAAAGTATGATGAAGCATTTATGAAGCTAGATATGATGGAGTGCGATTTAGCAATCAAAAAACAATCAAAAGTAGAGTTAACCACTATATATTTCTTGATACAAGGAGCTATAGCTGCTGCTAACAATTGCGCAATTGATACTGCTAATCTTCTTTATAAACAAGCAAGTAAGCAATTGGATAATTTCATCAAAAGAGATTGTGGATGTTACAATCATAACTATTTAACCAACTTTAACTAATACAAAAATGGGATGTGTTCCTACTAAATGTACCAACTGTCCTGCAAGACCTAGAGCTTGTCAGATGAAAAATGGTCTTTGTCCTGCGTGTTATGCAGCTACTAAACAAACTTCTTAATGTTAACTTATAGATTAACAAATTGTGAAGAATGTACTGAAGTACCAGTACTATTAAATGATATAGATTGTAAATTAACCAGTCTAGCCAAATCTCTATATGGAAATATAACGTTGGCTCTCTCCAAACCCATTAGAGAGGATGTAATGTGGGATCTTTTAAATTACAAAAGAATACTAGAGTATAAATCATGTAATGTTGAATATGCTTCTTGCTACACTTTAGATGCTATAGCTAGTAGAATAAAAGTTTTAATTAATAAATAATAAGAAATGTCTACATGTTCAAATTGTTACAATGGTTGTGCTGAAATAGTCTCAGATCAGTGTGTTAAATACACAGGCGTAAATGTTCCTATTTTAGGCATCCAAAAAGGTGATTCATTATCTTATGTAGAACAAGCATTAGTTACATTTTTAACATCTACATTGAATGGATCAGGTATAGTAATAGATATAGATGAAAGTTTATATTGTGAATTAGTGACTCAATATCTACAAGAATGTGAGACAGTTACGGCTTTAGATTTATTCAAAGCACTTGTGCAAGCAGCTTGTAATCTGCAAGAACAAGTAGATACTTTAGATACAAGAGTGGATACAATTGAAGCCAATTATACGGTTGATTGTTTGTCAGGAGTTTCTTCTGAAGATGGTACACATGCTATAGTTCAGGCAATAATTACAAAACTATGTGAAATTGATGATGATCTAGCAGCTTTGGCTTTAGATGTTGATACTAACTATGTTAAAATATCGGAACTAAATTCTTATATAGCTGCTTATTTAGCAAGTACAACTACTGAAACCAGATATAGTTCTAGAATGGTTCCTTATTCTATGATACCTTATTATGGATCACTTAGTTTTTTTGATGCAACAGGTGCGGGCTTATCAGGAACAGAATGGGAAGATATTTATTTATGTAATGGTAATAATAGTACTCCTGATATGAGAGGATTGGGCATTACTGGTGCCATAGCTGGTGTTCCTGGAGGAGCATTGTCATCTACTGTAAATCCAGGATCTTCATCGTTTAACCCTAATTATGGATTAGGAGACACTGCTGGTTCAAACGGTGTAGTTTTAGACACTACTCAAATACCTTCACACAATCACACTACATCTATTACGGATCCTGGTCATACTCATGAGTATACTATTACTACAGGTCAGTCTTATACAGGATCACCCACAGCAGTTATATCTGGTAGTGGAGCAACTAGTCCTTTGAATACTGATTATGATACAGATTCTAGTACTACTGGTATATCAGTATCTATAAACAATACTGGAGGAGGATTGGGTCATAATAATATACAACCAGTAAGAGCAGTATATTATATAATGTATATACCAGCTTAACATTTAAATTCTTTATATTATATGGGAAAATGTGTTCCAGGTATGCCCTGTTACAATGAGGGATTGGTAGTTTATACAACTTGGCCAGCAGGTTGTAATACATATACAGCTTATCCTTTTACAACACCTATTTCTTCTGAGTATCTATATTATTCAGGTGCAAATCTTCCTTATTCAGGAATACAAACTGAAGATACAATAACTGTGGCATTACAAAAGATAGATGTTAAACTTAACCCAGAAGAGATATTTGCAGCATTTATAGCAGCTATTGATAATAATCCAACCTTAAAAGCTGAATTCTGTGCAAAATTGACAGAATGTTAAAGATAAATCATTCCTTTTGTTGGTTTTAGGAATGACTGAATCCTCCCATACCCAGTATGTGGAGGATTTTTATTTATAACCTTTTCTATTAGATAGATATAATCTATTTAATTAAATAATTTGGATATTCAGAAAACAAATCGTAAATTTACTCCAAATTACATTTAAACCCTGTATAATGACAGAAAACAATGAATTAATGCTTAATAAGTTACAACAACTTTTAAAGCAGAAAAAATCAATTGCTTTTTATGCTCAAAAGCTAAATACTACAACAGAAACTATTTACGATCTCCTTAAAGAACTAAGAAATAAAGATAAAGAAGAAGATTCAGAAACTCAACAATCTAAAGAAGTAAATATTGAAAAGGGTACAGTACGTAGCTCAGTGGAAGTTTCATTTGAACCTACAGATATTGATCAGCTATATAAGCTTCACAAGGTAGATAAGAATACATATAAAATAACTAATTATTGGTCTAAGCTAAAAGCTAATGGTAAATTTACTAGTTCTGTACTAGCATCTCTTAAAAAATCAAAAGATTATACACCAGAAGATTTTGCTAAATTTCTTAAGAATTATAAACCTAAACCTATTAAGGTATCAAAAGTTAAAGATCTTGTAATTAATAATAAACAAGTAGTAGATGTTGAGATTTCTATTGCAGATTTCCACTTAGATCGTAAAGTTCTAGCAGGTGATACAATAGATAGTAGGATTAATGAGTTTAGAAATATTGTTAAAAATCTAACAGATAGAATACAAGGGTCCTTCAACATTAGAGAATTGGTATTTGTTATAGGGAATGACTTCTACAATACCGATAATTATCATAATCAAACTACAAATCTTACACCTCAGGAAGTAACAGTTTCATGGGATCAAGCTTATGAAAAAGGGTTTGATCTTCTTGTGGAAACAATTATAAAACTTTCTTATTTGGCAGAAAATGTACAAGTAGTTCTTATACAAGGTAATCATGACAGAACAAAATCTTTTTATCTAGCACATGCTTTAGAAGTTTTCTTTAAAGACTTTTCTAACATTAAGTTCCTCAGAGAAAATTCCAATACTAAATTTGTTGTATTGGGAAATACATTTATTGGTTATCATCATGGTAATCACATTAAAATAGAAGGTTTGCCATTGTATTTCATGACAGATGAAAGAAGTGCTGCAAGTTTTGGATTAGCTAAATATAGAGAAGTGCATACAGGTGATAAACACCATTATATGGCTAAAGATGTTCAAGGTGTGAGAATTCAACAAATACCTTCTTTAGTAAAACCTGATAATTTTACTAATGATGGTTTATATATTCATGTTAAAGCAGGAGTAGCATTTTGCTATGATCCTATTAAAGGTAAGTGTGCTGAGTTTGAAGCACGTATATAATATATGTCAACATTAAGAGATTTAGTATCAACAGTTAGAGCTACTCATAAACTTCTGAGTACAGATGCTCCTTTAACTGATAGAGCAGTGGCTTCTGAAATAAAAAATTCTACATTCTTATTGCTCAAACGTGAGACAAATCTAAGAAAGCTTTGGGCTACAGATACTATTTTTACTACTATTCCTTGTTTAGAATTAGAAGAGGTTCCTATTAGTGAATGTTGTGATTATGTGGATGATTGTACAATTGCCAGAACTAAACATAAGCTACCTAGAATATCAGAAGGTAATTATCAATATCTTATACAGGGAGTGTATTCGATAAATGCATTAGGAGGAGTAGCATCTAAACTCAAAGAAATAACAGTTAATAGATATATAAATCTTCTCAAATTAGGATTAGTTAAAAAAGAACCATATTATTTTATAGTAAATGATTATTTATATGTAACTAATCCTTTATTAAAACTTGTTAGATTATCTGCTTTCTTTGAAGAAGATGTACCCAATGACATACTATTTCCTGATTGTGATTGTGGCAAAACTTACACAGAAGCAGAAATATGCCAAAATCCTCTAGATAGAAAATTTGGATTACCTGGGTATCTTAAAAAGCAAGTATTAGATCTAACGTCTCAAAGTCTTTTATCAAAATATTTTAATGTAAAAACTGACCATACAGTTGATGGAATTGATGGTCAAGCACCTAATAGTAAACCAACAAATTAATGCGCGTTTCAGTAGATTGGAGATCTGGTAGTAAAGATAATTATGCTAATTTCTGTAAAACTAATCCAGAAATTAAAATATCTTTTGATGAATGGAAAAATATACTATATTCTTT